GACTACGCTGGAGAAATCGAAAACTTTGGTGACACAGTAAAGATCATTAAAGAGCCTACAATCACAGTCAGAGATTACGCTAGAGGTCAAACAGTTGATACACAAGTATTAGCAGATGACCAAATAACTATGACTGTTGACCAAGGTTCATATTTTGCTTTTAAAGTAGATGATATTGAAGAAAGACAATCTCATGTAAACTTTGAAGCTCTTGCAACCTCTTCAGGTGCATACTCATTAAAGAAAAACTATGACTACAATGTCTTAAAATTTATTTATGACAATGCAAGTGATGGTTCTGGAACAGGAACTGATGGTTCACCTATTGATGGTGACGCATCTGTAGATACTTTGGCTAACTTAGTATCAACTGCTAAAAAGAACCTGGACAGAAATAGTGTGCCAGAAGAAAACAGATGGTTAGTTTCAACACCTGAATTTTTTGAGCAATTAAGAAAAGCAGGTTCTAAACTATCTGACCAATCAGTAATGGCTGATGGTGGTTCATCACAAATCAGAAATGGTAAAGTCACAGACAGACCATTATTTGGTTTTAATATGTACTCATCAAATGCAATTGCTCTTGGTGGAGCAGGTTCAGCAGCAGCACATACTTTTAGTACAGCTTCAGGCGGTACTGAGAGCATATTTTTATATGGACATATGTCAGGTGTTGCAACTGTAAATCATATAGCAAAAACAGAATTGATCAGAGACCCTGATTCATTCGCAGACGTTGTCAGAGGACTACATGTCTTTGGAAGAAAAATCCTTAGAAGTGAAGCGGTTCAAAGAGGCGTTGTAACAATAGGTTAATCATTAGGAGGATAATCGAACAATATGGCTACTTTTGACAAAACAGGAAAAGGTGGAACTACTGGGCACTCTGCTAATGGTAGAACACCTTATATGGTTGAAAATACAATCGACATGTCAGTATCAGGTTTCCAACCTGCAGCTAATGACATCGTACAAGCAATCGATGTTCCAGCTGAGACTATGGTCTTAAACGCTGGACTTGAAGTACTAACAGCAAGTCCAAGTGGAGTTACTTTAGATCTAGGAGATGCTGGAGATGTTGATAAATACGTTGATGGTCATGACTCAACAAGCACAGGTTTTGCTGCTAATGTTGTGAATGCATCTAATGTAGGGCATGTATATGGTTCAGCTGATACTATTGATATTAAAGTACTAGGAGCACAAGACACATCTGCAAAGGTGAGAGTCTTCGCTGTTATGTGTGATATATCAGGTATTGACGAAACTGACCACAACTAATAACTAAATAATTTAAGGGGGGTATTTTTATCCCCCTTAACAAAATTTTAAAATAATTATAGAATGGCAACAACTTACCTAACACTAACAAATAAAGTTCTTAGAGAACTTAATGAAACAGAATTAACCTCAAATACGTTTGCCTCTAGTAGAGGTGTGCAAACTGCAGTTAAAGATTTTGTAAATAAAGGTATACATGATATCTATAATGAGACTGGTGAGATACCTTTATTATATAGCAGAACATCACAAGATTTAATAGTAGGAGATAATGAATATGATTTTCCAGCTGATTTTAGAAAAGCTGATATGGATTCATTCTTTCTTAAACCAAAAGAATTAGTAACTAATGGTGAGTTTACATCTAGCATAGATAACTGGACAACTATTGCAGGTTCAGGAAGTGCTGGATATAGTAGTGCAGGTAATGGTAGATTAAGATTAAATGATTTTGCTGCACATCAATCTATAAACACTACTGTAAATAAAACTTATAAATTACAGATAAGAGTATTAGATAGTAATAGTGAAGGCTTACCTTTAAAAGTGCAAGTAGGTACAGCAGCAGAAGGTACACAGAATTTAAACACAACATTAACTGTAACTAATTTTAGAGAAGGTGCAATATTAAATACAACTTTTACTGCAACTTCACAAACAACATTTATTACATTAAATAATCCATCTACAGCTACAAACTTAGATGTAGATTATGTAAGATGCTCTAGAAGCGATATAGCATTAAGAAAATTAACATTTGTAACTTATGATAATTATCTACAAGTTTACAAAGTAACTGATGATACAAATAATAGTGGTAATTACTCTGATCCTTTAAGAGTTTATATATTACCAGATCATTCAGCATTTGGTGTAAGTCCAAGACCAAATACTAGTGAGTATTCAGTTCACTATGATTATTACACAACTCATACAGATTTATCTGCACATGGAGATAACATGAGTTTACCAGATAGATTTGGAACATTAATAATAGATAGAGCTAAGTATTATACATACATGTTAAGATCAGATCCACAACATGCACAATTAGCAGATAGAGATTTTCAAAGAAAACTTAGATTATTAAAAGTAGATTATGCTACTAAAAATGATTATATGAGAAGTGATACAATAGGTGAAAGCATTACAACAAGTATAGGAGGTAGAGCATCATAATGGATAGAGATAAGAAAATACAAGAACCAGAAGACAATATGAGATATGCTGAAAAGAAAGCTGTCAGAATGATGAATAATGGTTTAAATAATAAAGATGATTCTAACTTGTTAAAAAGAGAAAAAAAAGATTTTGAATTATTTGGACCACTAACAAACAGCGAAACAGAAAGATTACAAAATTTATCTATAAAGAGAGAAAAAGATAAAGATGCCAACTACTGATTTAATATCACCTTTTGTAGTAAGTTGTGCTGGGGGTTTGACATTGAACAAAGATGTATTCTCAATGGCTCCTGGTGAAGCTCTTATATTACAAAATTTTGAACCAGATATAAAAGGTGGATATAGAAGAGTTGGAGGTACAGCATTATTTAATACTACGATAGTTCCACAAGGCTCTAGCAATATAAGTAAAGTTATAGATTGTTCTATAGTATTTAATGGACAAGTTATAGTTGCAAGAGGTGGAGATATACATAGAGGTACAACTTCTGGTAGTTTTACATCATTAACAACTGGTTTAGGTACATCTACAAGAGCATATGATTTTGAAAAATTTAATTTTAATGGTACAGATAAACTAATTATTGCAACAGGACATTCACCTGCACAGATAATAGATTCAAGTTTTAATGTGGATGTAGTAAATGCAACAGGTGGTGGAACAGCACCTACTAATCCTAAATTTGTAAAAGTATTTCAAAACCACATGTTTTATGCAGGTGCAACTAATTCACAAGAAGTTATATTTAGTGTACCATTTTCAGAAGATAATTTTACATCAGCTAGTGGTGCAGGATCATTTAGAGTTGACTCATCTGTTGTTGGATTAAAAGTATTTAGGAATGAATTAATTGTATTCTGTGAAGATAGAATATATAAATTAACAGGAACATCATCAAGTAATTTTGCAGTACAAGAAGTTACAAGAAATATTGGCTGTAGAGATGGTGGTAGTATTCAAGAGATTGGTGGTGATGTTATATTTCTAGCACCAGATGGATTAAGAACTATTGCTGGTACAGCTAGAATTGGTGACGTTGAACTAGGATCTATATCTAGACAGATACAATCTAGGATTGATGATGTAGGATTAGATAGAATATCATCATTAGTTATTAGAGATAAATCACAATATAGATTATTTTATCCTACAACTCTTGGAGCACAAGGTTCAGCAAAAGGAATTATAGGAGTATTAAAAAGTAATCCTAATACAGGAAATATTGGTTTTGAATACTCAGACATGGTAGGTATCAAACCTTCATGCACAGATTCAGATTTTATTAGTGGTACAGAGACACAGGTATTTGGTGGTTTCGATGGTTTTATTTATAAAATGGAGACTGGAAATACATTCGCTAATGGATCTGTTAACTCTACAATATTAGCAGTATTTAGATCACCAGATATGGTAATGGGTGATCCAGGTGTTAGAAAATATATGCAGAGAGTTAATTTAAACTATGAGGGAGAGGGTACAAGTGTTACAGCAGATCTAGCAGTTAGATATGACTATGATGATCAGAACACCCCTCAACCAGATAAAATATCAATATCATCAGGTGGAGGTGCAGCAGTTTATGGAGTTAGTCAATATAACAACGCAACATATAATGCATCAGGTATACCTTTAATAAGACAATCAGTAGAAGGTTCAGGGTTTGCAGTTGCACTAAAAATTGATGATCAAAGTAGTTCAGATGCCTTTTCAATAAAAGGATTTCAACTAGAATTTACCCCAGGAGGAAGAAGATA